AAACCTGTGACAAAACCAACAACAAGACCTGGTACCAAACCACAAAGACCTACACACCCTGGTAAGAATCCAAACCCTGGTGAACAACCAGCTCCTAAAGCTAAGAACGTTTCAGCTGAAGATGCTAAAGATAAAGTGATTGATGTAATTTTAAACTTATTGAAAAAATAAAATGGCAAAGATTAAAGAACAAATAGATTACGGGAACAGACCCGAAAGAATGGACCCAAATTTGGAGAGAAAATTAGCAAGCCCTGAGGGTTTGTATTCTCAAAATCCTGCAATGAAAAAAGGTGCTCAAGATGTACAAAGATTGGTAAGTTCAAGATTTGGTAAAGTTGCCGACAAGTTAAAAAGTGTGACTGGCATTCAAGACATCAGTTCCAAACAAGTTCAAGGTATGATATATCAGGAAATGATGAATAAACTTCCATCAATAATGAGAATCGAAGCCGCACACAGAGAGGAGTTAGAAGAGTTAGCAAAAGAGGCGTGTCTCGAAGAAACTGAAATTCCTGAGGATTGGTTTGAAATCGAAGCTAGATTAAACAGACAAGGTATTGATACTTCGGACTTCAGATATCAAGAAGAAAAACCTGAAGATGAAGACGAGAAAGAAAAAGATGAAATGCCAGAGATTCCATCTTTCGATGTTGAGGATTTGACCGATGAGGAAGTTTTAGAATTAGAAAAACATAAAAGAAATATAATAAACGCGATTATACAAGGAGCAGCAAAAAAAGGACATTATATTTTCCAAAAACCTGAAATCAAAGCCAGATTAGATGCGATTAATCCTTCATTATATAGGGATTATTTAGGAATCATGGCAATTAATGATTTTCTATACTTCAGTATGGAACAGATGATTGAAATGATGAGTCAAACAGGACAAGGTGTTGCAGGTAAGGTTAAATTAGAAAATAACGATGAAGGCGACGAAGGAGGAGAAGAGGGTGAAGAAAAAGCTGATACCAAAATTGTTGCAGACGGAATGATTTTCCCAATTCTTTGTCATGAAATTATTAAAGGGTTGGAAGAATCTAAAGGTAGATATGGACTTCCACAAGATGCTGGACTCAGACAAAAAGTTCAAGGACAAGTGGATTTATTATCTAACGAACCGATGCAACTTAGAATTGGACCTGAAATAGTTGAAAAAATTAGATTTGCCTTACCTGATGAAATGTATTCAGAGGAAAACAAAGGACTAATAAACTGGTTTCATACAGTTCTATACCAAATACCTGCTAAAGAGTTTTTAGAAATAATTGGACTTGCCATCTCTGAAGACGAATCAAAAGTTGGAAAAGCAACAGCAAGATTTGAAGAGATTATGAGAGAAGCTATGACACTTAAACAAGAATATGACGATTATAAGTCAAATAACGATAAAGAGGAAATGGATGACTTTTTAGGTAGTTTAGGTAATGATTCTGAAGACGATGATGATGACGAACTTGACGACTTCTTCGGAAGTTTAGGTATATCGAGACCGAAATAATAGAAAATGTGTGACTAAAGAACAATTAATTATAGAATATACGAAGTGTATGAGGAGTACTCCTTACGCACTTCGTACTTATTTACAAACATACGACAACACTGTTTCCAAGTATGTTCCGTTGGATTTATTTCCAGACCAAGTTTCCTTATTAGAAGATTACGAAAAGTTTAATGAAAACATTGCCTTGAAATATCGTCAGGCAGGGGTTTCAACAGTTACCGCTGCATGGGCATCGAAAAAACTTGCCTTTGCCAGAAAAGAAAAGCCTGAGAAGATTCTAATTATTGCCAACAAGTTAGATACCTCCGTGGAGATGGCAAACAAGGTTCGAGGTTTTACCGAACAATGGCCTGATTGGGTTGGAATTGGATTCTCTGCTGAGAAAAACTCACAAAGACATTTCAAACTTAATAACGGATGTGAAGTTAAAGCGGTTGCAACCTCTAAGGATGCCTTGAGAGGTTATACTCCAACCATACTTATTTTCGATGAAGCGGCGTTTATCGAGGCGGATGGCGACTTTTGGTCTGCTTGTATGGCCTCACTATCTACGGGTGGTAAGGTTATCGTTGTATCAACTCCAAATGGATATGACCCAATCTACTACGAAATTTATGACCAAGCGTTAAGAGGTATGAATGATTTCAAAATATCGGAGATGTTTTGGTACAGAGACCCTCGTTATACGAAAGACCTCTACATGGTAAAAACAAATGACTTAGTTCATTATCTTTTAAATAGGGAGGATTATCCTGTTGATGTATTGATTGATTTATCTATGGATAATCCCTACGAAAGAGACCATTCTATCGTCAAGGATTATGTCTCACAGGGATATAAACCATGTTCCTCTTGGTTTGAAGGGATGGTTAAAAAATTAAAATACGATAGACGTAAAGTTGCTCAGGAGTTGGAATGTAACTTTTTGGGTTCAGGTGATAACGTATTTGATTCTGATTTAATGCAGAATATAGCCAAAAATCAACTAAGGGACCCTCAAGCAAAATTGATGGGTAATGCTCTTTGGATTTTTAAAGAACCAGTAAACGGACACAAATATGTGATGGGTGTTGACGTTTCGAGAGGTGACTCGGAGGATTTTTCATCCATACAAATTATTGATTTTGATGAGAGAGAACAAGTGCTCGAATATGTTGGAAAAATACCACCAGATGTTTTAGCGGAAATTGCATATAAATGGGGGACTATGTATAACGCGTTTTGTGTTATTGATATTACAGGAGGTATGGGAGTTTCAACAGCAAGAAAAATGCAGGAACTACAATACCAAGGCGGATTCTACGTTGACGGTGTTGACACTACAAACAAATGGAAGTATGACCCTAAAATGAATGAGAAAATTCCTGGTATAAACTTTAATACAAAAAGAGTTCAAATCATTGCTGCCTTTGAAGAGGCGGTTAGACATGGGTTCAAAATATATTCTCACAGAACGTATAATGAAATGAATACCTTCGTTTACATTAACGGAAGACCTGACCATCAAAAAGGGCAACATGATGACTGTATTATGGGAATGTCCATGGCAATTTACATCGCTGAAAAATCTTTTCAATCATTAACAAAGGTTGTTAATCACACAAAAGCAATGTTGAATTCATGGTCGACCGTCATGAGTGAAAATAAGAATACTTCGGATTTTTTCAATCCAATGGTCCCTCAAATGGGAAGAGACCCCAACTTAACAAACAACGGGGCATCTAAAGCCGATTACCAAAAATATGGGTGGTTATTTGGTGCTAAATAACTATTTATATTATTGAGGTAATAAGTAAACTTATAATATGGCAGAACAAAACATGACGGTTTGGCAACGACTGTCACAAACATTTGGACCGAATTCACTTTTAAATCAAGATTATCCAACATTCAAGTTTGATAAAAAGGAACTTTTACGCACAAAAAGCAGAGAAGAATACGAGAAGGAAAAACTCCAAGCACAACAAACATATTATTTAACAAATCAATGGACAAAGGTTGAAAATAACCTTTATTCACAGGCAATATATTATGAGCCAACAAGATTGTCCGCACAGTACGATTATGAATCAATGGAGTATACTCCTGAGATTTCAGCGGCTTTGGACATCTATGCTGAAGAATCTACAACAACAAACGAGGATGGATTCATCCTTCAAATTTATTCTGAATCAAAAAGAATTAAGGGAGTACTAGCTGACTTATTTAATAACGCCTTAGACATTAACACCAATTTACCTATGTGGACAAGAAACACATGTAAGTATGGTGATAACTTTGTCTACTTGAAGTTAGACCCTGAAAAAGGAATTGTTGGAGTACAACAATTACCTACAATAGAAATCGAAAGACATGAGGTAGGTGCAAGTGGTAAAATCGCAACGGACGTAAAACAGGAAGTTGATAAGGATAGAAAGGCACTCCACTTCACGTGGAAAAACAAAAACATGGAATTCCAATCATGGGAAATTGCTCACTTCAGATTATTGGGTGATGATAGAAAACTTCCTTACGGTACTTCTATGTTGGAAAAGGCAAGAAGAATTTGGAAACAATTATTGTTATCTGAAGATGCAATGTTGATTTATCGTACATCAAGAGCACCTGAGAGAAGAATGTTCAAGGTATTCGTTGGAAACATGAATGATGATGATGTTGAGGCATATGTACAACGTGTTGCCAACAAGTTTAAGAGAGAACAAGTTGTTGATAGTAAAACAGGTAACGTAGATATGAGATTCAACCAAATGGCGGTTGACCAAGATTATTTCATCCCTGTACGTGACCCAGCAGCGCCAGACCCAATCACAACATTACCAGGTGCAACAAACCTATCTGAAATTGCCGATATCGAATATATCCAAAAGAAACTATTAACTGCACTTCGTGTACCTAAGGCTTTCTTGGGTTTCGAAGAGGTTGTCGGTGATGGTAAAAATTTGGCTTTACAAGATATTCGTTTCGCTCGTACGATTAACAGAATCCAAAAGAGTATGTTAGCTGAGCTAAACAAAATTGCCATCGTTCACCTATTCTTATTAGGATTTGAAGACGAGTTATCAAACTTTACAATAGGTTTAACAAATCCTTCTACACAAGCCGATTTATTAAAGATTGACGTTTGGAAAGAAAAAGTATTACTTTATAAAGATTTGGTTGCAGACCCTGGAAATGGTATTCAAGCAACATCATCCACGTGGGCTAAAAAACATATATTTGGATGGTCTGACGAAGAAGTTCGTTTGGATTTACAACAACAAAGAGTTGAACGTGCTGTGGGTGAAGAACTTAAGGCGACTCCAACGGTTATTACCAAGACAGGTTTATTTGATAACATCGATAAACTTTATGGTAGTATGACAGGAGCGACACCAGCCGCAGGAGCGGCAACAACTCCTGATGGAGGTGAAGAATTAGCACCACCACCAATACCAGCGGGAGGTGAAGTACCAGGTGGAGAACCTGAGTTAGCTCCACCAACGGAGGCTCCACCAGCAGGAGGTGAAGTAACACCAGAATCAAAAATGAAAGACCTCAATATTTTGGTCGAAAATAATCTAATTGAGGGTGCGGAAATGATTAACTTAGGTCAAGCACAAGATTCTTTAGGAGAAATTTCAAAAGAATTGGATAAGTTATTAAATTCATAATATTTATTTGAAAAAGAACAAAATGACCTTTGGAGCCGTAAAATCCCTTATTGAGAAAAATCTTTTGGAATCCTACAAAGATGAGAAAGAATTCAAGAAAACATTGAGAGAATTCAAACACAATGTTTTGAGTAATAAATCTATGTCTAAGGCTTATGCCATTTATGACCAATTAAGTTCTCCTCAAGGTTTAACGGAACAAGATGCAAAATATTTTATTGAAGAAGGTATTAATCTTTTAAATAAGATTTTACCAAGTTTCAAAATGCCGACTAATGTTACTGAAAATACTGAAAACAAATATTCCGATATAGATACGTTAGTTTATAATCAAAAAGTTGATTTAGTTGAAAGAGTAAAAGCCAAAAAAAATATTCTACAGATTATTACTTCTGAAAAGGAGTCAATTAAAGAAAGTGTTAATATTCCAATAAGTTCAATGGTTGCAGTTGCAAACCAAACAATTAGAAATTACATTCAAACGTTAGATGAGAATTCTAAAAAAGAATTTTTTCAAATAGTTTCTGAAGATACGAGTGTGTTGGAAACAAAGTTTGAAACAATTCGTGAAAGTGCGATATCAAAACTAAAAGACATTTTAGACAAAGAGGAGGCACAAGATATGAAATCCAGAATTTCTGAAACTATAGATAAGATTAAAATTGAAAAGTTTGACCAACTAAACTTTTTAAAATTGAAGAATTTAGAAGAATCAATTTGATTGGTCTTTCATTCTTTGAATATACTTAGCCTTTAAAATCTGTGCTCTTCTTAGTACAGATTTTTTTGTATATTCTTTTTTCTCAAACAACTTTTGTGTTTGTTTAGTTTTGATTACTTTTGATTTTAGGGTCTTCAGAGCTTTTTCAAGATTATCCCCATGATTTATTTTTATTATTATCATATATTACAAATATCTTGTAAGTAAAAAAATTTTGACATTTAGGTTTATATGTTCTATTTTTTGTATAAGAAAAATAAACTTTATAACATGAAAATTAATGAAAAAAGGAAAGAGTGTAAAGCTTAACCTATTCAACCCAATTAAGTCGGTCTATGGAACAGTAGATTCTAAAAATTTAAAATCAGTATACATAAATATTCAATCATGGGTTACACCTAAAGAAGAGTATGATAATTGGAACAGAGTTGTTTCTAATTTAGGTAGAGAAATCAAACATTCAGTTTTCGAATCAATCAATCAGAATTTGTTCAAAGAAAACAGTATTGTTGATTTGGACTTGAGAACAAGTGGAATTTCAAAAGGGAAAAAATCATTTTTTAACTTAGAAATTAATTTATACACTCTATCTGAAATGGATTTCAAATCAACTGAAATAAAAGATTCGGTAAAAACCATAGTCAAATCAATCTACAAAAATAACGTAATACAAAACAAATACTTTGAATTTTCGAACTCAAAAAAAGAAGACCCCCAATAAACTATTCAATACGGTATATTTATCTTAAAAGATTAGATGAAAAATTTAAGAATTTTAGAAGCCAGCGAGCTCGGACATGGTATCCTAATTGAAATGGATGCAGGATTGGTTTCACCTACTGATATTAGAAATATTGAAGTACTCAAAGAAGCTAAAAATCTTGACTATAGAAATCCTTTTGAGTTCTATGCTGTATTACAGAAATACGATACTCCGAATAGAAACGGTAGAACGTACCCTGAAAGAATTTTAAAAAGAGAAGCAGAAAGATATAAACAATCAATTGCAAAAGGATTATCAACATCAGAGTTGAATCACCCTGAATCTTCGTTGATTGATTTAGATAGAGTATCTCATATTATCACAGACATTTGGTGGGATAAAAACATATTGATGGGTAAATTAAAATTATTAACTTCACCAGGATTTCATGAAAGAGGTATTGTTTCAACAAAAGGAGACATCGCAGCTAACTTGATGAGACAAGGTGTTACAATGGGTGTGTCATCAAGAGGTGTCGGTTCATTGAAAAAAGTTGGAGAAAGAAATGAGGTACAAGATGATTTCGAATTAATATGTTTTGACTTAGTGTCATCACCGTCTACACCAGGTGCTTATCTATTCTCGAATCCTGAGGAAAGAAGTCAATATGAGGAAAATTTAGATGAAGAAAGAAAATCTAATCAAAATAATCAGTATGTTGAGAAATCAGTTGACTTAATGAAAAAATTGAACGACTTTTTAGGAAAATAAAAATTATGGACGAAAAATATTTTGTAGCAAAAATTCAGTACGATTTACCAGATGAAAATTCTGGAAAGATTAAAAAAATCAGAGAAGAAAAATTAGTTAAAGGTTTTTCAGTGACAGACGTTGAAGCTAAAGTAACTAAAAAATACGAAGGTTTCACACACGATTGGAGAATTACATCAGTATCTGAAAGTAAAATCGATGAAGTGATTGAATAGTGGTTCAATACTTATTAAACAAAAGTGGTCTTAACGGACCACTTTTTTTGTTTGGGGGTGATATTTATAAATAAAAAAAACTATGAATTTTTTAGCAACTATCGGAACCGCTCAAGCACCACAACAACTTGTTATTAGTGCGTCATCTTGGTCGTCTTGTTTAGCATATTGTGAAGGAACAGGAGAACCAATTCAAAATATATTACAATTACAAACATTTATCATAAATCATAATGTATCAGGAACAAATTGTTACTTGGTCAGTGCGGTAAAGACATTAGGTTCTGTAGAAAACCATTATGTTTGGGAAGATAGTTTTGATTCCTTGAATAATTGGATAGAATTACAAGGATTTTTGTCGGTACAACAAGTACAATATTCAAATAAAGCTTACGTAGTGGTATAATCAAATTGAATTTTTTTCATTTTGGCACTATTTATATGTTAAATTAAAATAATTTTTCATGCAAGAAAATAAAAACTTAGTACAAGAGGCGCTCATTCAAATGAAAAACGTTGAAGAAGCTATCGCCGAAAATGCAAAAGGAATACTTGCTTCAACTATGAAGGAAGAAATCAATCAATTAGTAAAAGAATCTCTATCAGAACAAGATATGGAAGATGAGGTTGAATTAGATGTTGATATGGAAGACGACGACACAGAAGATGTTGACGTTGACATGGATACTGATAATGAAGATGAAATGAATATGGACATGGATTTCGATATGGACATGGACATGGATTCTGAAGAAAGTCCAATAGATTTGACTGATGCTTCTGACGAAGAAATTCTTAAGGTGTTTAAAGCTATGGGTGAAGAAGACGGAATCATCGTAAAAAAAGATGGTGAAGACATTCACTTAACAGATAACGACTCTGATACAGAATATCTTGTAAAGCTTGGTGAGTCTGAGGAAGAAATGGATGAAACTATGATAGATGAAATCGATGAAATGGACGTTGATACAGAAGATGTAATCAACGCAATCTTTTCAAAAGACGGAGACGTTGAAGATATCGACGTTGACCAAGAAGAAGACGTTATGTATGAAATCGAGTTTGATTCTGAAGACGACATGATGGAATCAGATGATGAGGACATGATGGAAGAAGAAGATGAAGACGACATGATGGAATCAGAAGACGAAGACATGATGGAATCAGATGATGAGGACATGATGGAAGAAGAAGATGAGGACATGATGGAAGAAGAAGATGAAGACATGATGGAAGAAGAAGATTTGGACGAATCTTACAACCATAAGAGAGCTGTTAGAGAAGGTAAGTCAACAGTAAAACCTAAAGGTGTTGGAATTGGCTCAGGACCTAAATTCACTTACAAAGATAAAGCTGCAGGTGGATTTAAAGAGGACAAAAAAGAAGGTCCTAAATCAGTAGGTACTGGTAAAGC